ACATTACGCCATCCATATTCCTGGAAGACGTTTGTATTTGCACCTAAGTCCTTAAGAAAAAGAATTTGATTTTTGGGTACAAGATATCGCTGTTTTCTTCGAGCTATCATATGCTGAATAAACAACGAAATGTTATTTTCGACAATAGTCCAAGCATTGTACCACTCAATTATATTTTCTAATCTCTCATGGGTTTTGTTTAAGTCATCAAATCTCCCACACCATACAGCAACTACCTTATCACGTTCAACATGACTTTCAACAGAACCATCACTTTTCTTCTTGGTAATTTCTACAGGGGTTTTGTAGACAATTATCGAGCACAGTGAATCTGATGTAGTTGTTTTACCTTCAGATACAGGGTCAACGGAAGCATAATACATTCCAAAAGTAGGATCTTCAACAGGTCGCTCATATACTACAATTGTACCTTCCTTGTCAGTAGTCTTTGGAGAAAGCGGAAATTCACTAATCGGCAGTTTTCGCGATTCGCGAACAGTGATCTTGCCATTTTCGTCTTTGTATAAATCTACATGTTCAGTATAATATTCTCTTTCTTCAATTCTTCTTAACTGTGCATTTACCAAATGTAATGGAAATATTGAAACCTTTCTGTTTGCAAAAGCCTCTTCAATGTTAATAGGTTTCTGCGAAATACGGAGTTGATAATCTTGAGCTTTAAGTTTTTTCTTCCAATCTTTACGCTCTTTAATAATCATTTCTAAGGCTTGCTCAATAAGAGAGTTACCGAATTCGTCAATACATGGTAACATTGACCATTGTTCAGGAATAAACAAACCACATTCAGCGTATTCCCAGTTTTCATTAAGCAGATTAGTACCGACTGCAAGAATATCTTTTGAGTCAGGTTGCAGAATCATTTCTTTTAACGGTTCGCACTGATCCAAATCACCGACAGAACCTGCAGCTACAAACATCCCTGTATAAATCATACCAGACTTTAATGCTGGTAAAAGATACTCCATAGTTTTATCCATGTTTGGAGCAATACCAGCCTCCTCATGAAAGAACAGATTACAAGGACCACCGACACCGTTTGTAGGATCTTTGTCAAGTGATAAACCAATAATCACAGAGTTAAGACCTACGTCTTTCTTTCTTCCACCAGCATTCACTTCAATCTTCTGTTGCCAGTTAAGAATTTTATCAGGATTACAAGGTCTGTACCAAGCGGTATGTTGATTCAAGAAGTTTCTGTATTCCTCCATAAATCTCCATGTCCCCTTTTCATTAATGTAATCTTTTAATGACCCTGCCATTTTATTGATAGACCCTTCTTCAAACCAGAAGTTATTAATCATCTTAGCGGCATGAAAATAAGAAGATGCAATCTGACGTTTTTTAAGAATTGCGACATGCTTGTAACTATATTTTGCAATGTCTTCATAAAGAGCCATATGATATTGTGCATCTCGAATATCAGGAAATGTAAATTTTCCCTGCTCTTTGTTGTAAATAGGTAAAAAGTTTAACCACATATAGTAGTCTCTTGTAAGATACCATACCTTACCAAGAGGACTTTTATATATTACACCCTTTCTACATTTTTCTTTTTCACAATTCCAATAGTCAATAAAATCTTTACTACGAAATGGTGCAGCACAATACACCTTCTGATGATTAAACTTTTTAGCTTGATCATTAAAAAGTCGTGTAGTTTCATCAAACGCATACTGTCCGGGTTCCTTAAAAATTGATTTAAGGAAATTTACAAAGTGTTCGCGAGTAGAATAACTAGTAGTACTCCATTCACCAACAGATGCATCATAGGTTGGTATGTCAATAAATGCTTCCAATTATTATTCTTTAACAGCTAAATCAATAATTTCTTCAATAAATGAAGGATCACCTTCTGAAGTATTCACTACGTAAATCAAAGTTTTTATATCCTTTGATTTAACTACTGGATATTTAGTTTCACTACCATTCCAGTAAGCAGTATAATCTTCACGATGAATTATTGACCAAAGTTGTGTATAAGGATTAAAATGGAATATCCAATTGTAAAACCCGTCGTTTAACATAAATTCTTCATTATTAATATTTTTATACAAACTATAAAACCAAACACCAATGCTGTAAAAGAATGATGAAAATGACTCATTTTTCCATTTCAACATTGATATAAAAGATATCTGACAAAATATCCATCCTAGCTTTTCAGTAATAATATTTCTTATCCTATATAAATAGGTCATCATGGGGATGTCTTTTATTTTTTTTAACCGACTTGCGCAATAAGATATATAGTCCAAAGAACAATCCCGAAACGCAATAGAAAATTATATCCGTAATCCAATAAGAACCTGTCAAGTCCATTACTAGTTTGAATAAAGCATCGAATCCAAAGGGGTTGAAAAACATTGCAATCATAAGTACTACTGTCGCCAACTTCTGTTTGTCTACTGTCACCTTCATTACTCATATTTATTTCTTTTCGTTAAACTATTGGTCATATGCAAGTTGCTGACCACCTCTTGCTGTACCTTTTTGCTCTTCCATGAGATCTTTATATGCACCTTTAAACGACATTCTTATTTGTTCAAATTTAGCTGCTGCATTTACTAGTGAGTTAATATTACCATCTCTACCGTGCTCAATAGGTGTATTTTCCATATATCTTGCCAATCTATCAAGCATTTGCTTTATACCCATGTATGCTCTATATGTAGGTGTCTCATATAATTTTTCACAAAACTTAATCGCGTCTCTTATAGCAATGTCTTCAGTTGAAAACTCTGCATTAACCTCTCTAAGTATAAGCTCTTCTTTATCATTCTCAATAATATCAAAGAAAGGATTCAACTCTGGATTAGGGCACGTCATATAAAAAACATATGCATAAATTGACAAATAATCTTCAGGATACTCGTCATATATTTTTTTAAGTGTTTCCAAAACAAAGCAATGCTCTGTGGGAACTACTGTACCATTTTGGATATCAAACAGCTTGACCATACTTTTTTACTAATAGTTTTTCTTTGTTGTCCTGATAGTGTTTTAAAAGACTTACAACTTCATCTTTTAAATATGGTAATCTATATATCACCACTTCTTTTACTTTTGGAAAACCTCTTTCATCATAGATAACAAGAGGAAAACCATTCTCATCTTTTTCATCCCTTTCTTCAAACATTATATGATGAATTGTAAGTTCACCGGGTTGAAGCTTTGGATTATGCTTTAGCACTATATACATGTATAAAGAAAGCTGAAGATTGTAATGATTTAAATTACAATCATCTAAATGTGAAACAGGATATTCCATTTTTTGTGAAATACCTTCCCAGTTACGATAACTTTCTTTTTTAATCTCTTTATTTGTCTTGTAGTCAGTAATATACACTTTACCGTTTGCTACTTCAACTAAATCACTTTGTCCACAAATACCAGCAGACTTTAAGTACACCATGTGTTCTGGATATATACCTTCTGTGAGTTTTTGATTAGGAGCTACTTTATATCCCTCAGCATCCACAATAGGTGCAACTATTGCTAATTCCGTATTGTATCGTACAATTGTATTACATCCAAGCAAATCATCTTCTCTTTGTTTATGATACCAGTTACCTAAAGATGTTGCACGGTCAGCTTCTTTTTTCCAAATAGCACGTATTTCTTCAGGTTTCATTCCGTACCATTTACTTTTAGCATTGCGAGAAGACTTTTCAGAAATTGACTTTGGATCAAAAGGTTGCTTATAAAAACTTAAAAGTGATGTAGCACTTACCCACTTAATAGGATCTGACTTATCAATTGAGTGATAAGAATGATCTGACTCGTTAAAAAATATTTCCATAGGGTTTGGTTTTAAAGTCCTAATTTTTGTTCAAGCTTTTGAGCTTCTTCATCTGAAAGCTCTTCTCTCCATTTACCTATAGGACAACTGCTTGATAAGCTTCTAGTTTTCCAAAGAAGTTTGCAACCGCATTCACCACAACATGGCTGTGTACCTGGTACAAAACACTTGTCACCTTTTCTATCAATATGCTCGCAACTGTCGCATATATACATTCTTTCACTAGCAATGGATTCAACATCTTCTGTAGTAAATATTGAGTTCTTAATACCCTCAAATATTTGTCCTTTGTTCTTCCAAATTCGTATTACGCTGTTCATCTTTTTTTTCTTTGGTTTTTTATTTCAGCTTTTTCCTGATCAAGAATAGCAACTTTTTCTTTTAAGTCTAAAAGTTTATCAAGTTGATCATACTTCTCTTTCAGGATACTATATTGTTGTAATGTCTTTGGTGCACCTATAGCTTCAATCAGTCTCTGAAGTCGAGCTATTTTATTTTCAAGTGACCAGGGTTTAACTACAAATGTTCCTAAATTGGGAACTTGAATATGCGTATGTTTTACCTGAGACATTTGATTATGCACATATTTCCAATACTGTACAATAACCGAATCAACTAACTCCTGATTTAGATTAAGCTTTTCCGCTGTCTTCTTTACTATTGGGTTTCTCTTGGTTGGTTTCAACTGCTAGAAAATTATAGTTTAGTAAAATGTTTCCTTTCTTTGCAACACTCAATGCATCTACAAGTCGGATGATTTTTTTACCCTTCCTAGACTTTATTACGTATCCTCTCTTTTCAAGACTTACCATACGATTTCGCACGTTCTGTGAACGCACCTCTGGTTTTTCAGTATGCTTATATACAATACCAGAAGCACGATCACAGAATAGTCGTAGTTCAATTGGTCCCCATAAGCCCAACAATGTCAGAAGCTCCAAATCACTAGGAACAATGTTCTCCTTTTTGAAGAACATTACTTCTGTAATGATTTGGTACTTTACCAGATCGTAGTGATCCAGTCTTACCTTTTTTGTTATTTTGTTTACTTCCATTTTGGTTTTGTTTCTTAATGAATGTCAGTGAGCGAGTTTCACGCTCATTACCTAATATCCAGGATATACTTGCGAGTAAACCCTGTAACCCTTTCCACCAAGTGGGGATAGGCGTGTTATTTTTACGCTTACACCAACACGACATTGACTTGTGGAGGTGGTGGGATTCGAACCCACGTCCAATAAAGAAGCAGTTCAATGCAGCTTATCACATGCTTAGTACTGATCATTTTGTTGACGTCAACGAAATGGTCTGCACCGTAAAGGCACACCAAGTAGGTCGCACTCCACCACTTAGTTTTACGAACTAAGAAACGTGTTTGTGACTTTCTGTTCCAAGGTTGTCACCACCCGATGACTAGGCAGCAAGTTCTAACTCAGCACCCACGAAAGACATAGCGTCTTCCCAAGTCATAGACGAAAGTTCAGTTTCGCCGGTTATATTCTGGTACGTGATTATAGAGAGCAGGACCATCTCTCTGCATGTGCATTGACCCTCGCAGTACTGTCGAAAGCCTTTCACCCCCCATATTATAACTGATTTCATTAGGTGGGAATCCTGACTACCCACAAGTCCAACGTATACCCCTTTTAACCTATAGTCCAACAGAGTAGCTAATTCTGTTGTGTTGACTAGCTGGATTATCTACCAGCACCTGCTGCAGAGATCAGTATAGTATACTTCGCAGGACTACAGAGCTTATTGGTTGCGCTCACCTTTAAGATGCATGGTTTTATCTCATATACATGACAACGTGCTTCCTAGTGCTTTTCAGCACAGTGACACTACCTTAACCCCTCTCAAGAGTTTGTTCAGTCACAAATGAAAATCAGATTTTTCAAAGAACGATTTATTCTGTTGCGGGGGTGAGATTCGAACTCACGTGGTTTGGCTTATGAGACCAAGCTGGAACCTACTCCAGTCCACCCCGCCTTTAATTACCAGACAATTGCAATGTCTCTTTCAGCAATCATCAAACGAGTTTCACCTTCCACTTCAATAATCTCTGTGTTCTGAAGAATAATGGCAGGGATGTAAACCTTATCGCCAACTTTTACCAGAGATACCTCCTCACCTACAGCATAAACTTCGAGAGCTGTCCACTGCTTCATCATTGTTTTTTCAAGCTCTGCTTCTCCTTCTGGAGTAAGGATAACCTTGGATTCAGGTTTTACAGGCTTATTTAATAAAATTCTTGTTCCTACTAATTTCATAACTTATTTTTTACACCAACCAAAACATATTTTTCCAAAAGTGAGTTTATTGATTAAATTACAGATGTGTTTCATATTTTTTAGTTTTTTAGTTTTTTAGAGCCACCAGTAGGAATCGAACCCACAACCTACTGAGTACAAATCAGTTGCTCTACCAGATTGAGCTATGGTGGCAGGACCTAATCAGTTTTCTTTTTTTGTTGGTTTTTCTTAGAAAACTTTTCAAAACCACGGTTTTCGTAGTTCTTATCCTCCATCTCCTCAATCCAACGGTTTCGCTTAGGTCCTCCTCGTTGCTTTTTCATTTTAAAGAATTTTGTGAATGGATAAACCCCCCGCGTTTATGCGGAGGGCTTATTCCATAGGTTTTCACAGGTATTGGATTTCACTTTCACACCTTTCTTAACTATTGCGTTTGAGAGTTCTTCCACCTCCAGACGCCGGTTCTTCATTAGGGGTAATATTTTCATCCTGCTCACCTTCTTCCTGTGAAGCCTGCATTGCACTCATAGTCATAATAGCATTTATTCGCTGTGCATCAGCAATAGCTGCTTTACTGTTCAGATCTGCAAGTTGGTGTCTAAGACTTGCCAACTCAATCTGTGCTTTGTACCATGCAATAATCTCGTCTCGCGAAGGCTGCTCTTGCTTTTGAGCGTCCTGTGCAAGGTTTTCATTTGTATCCATATTCTTACTGGTTTAAGGTCTACAATACAAATATACTTAGAAAGTTTAAATTCTACAAATTTATTACTATTTTTGTAGAGGTGAGGTTAAACTTTTAAAGTGTAATATGCCAGATAGGTATACTTCGAGCTTGAAACTTAAGAAGATACGTGATATCTTACTTAAGAAGGGGTTTAAATACCTTGACGAATATAAGACTATCAAAGTCTACAAGAATCGGGAATACAAGTTGTACAGAACCGAAACTGTAGATATTATTACAGATGCAAAAGACAACCGATTGGGTATTATAACGCAAGACCTATGAAAGTCAATAGAGAATTAGAATGGGAAGCCATTGTAAAAGTATGTAGCCAGCTAGAAGAACTAGCTGTATACCATGAATTAAGTCCTCAGAACACTGTAGTTGCAATGGTTTCTCCTGACTACAGTGCTACTGTTGCTATGCATGTAGCACATCATCTCAGTAAGAATGGTGAAATGCTTGATATTATACCTGTGGATATACCTTATCCAGACGAAGATCCTGCACATTTTCAAGATGACTTTATACATTTTGTTTCTCATAAGTTTGACTCTTACGAGCATGTAATCATTGTAGAAGGAGGTGTCATTTCTGGAAAAACCTTTGAGTTTATTCATTCAGATCTTAAGGATAAGGGACTTAATGTAATCTCGGTTGCGTTATTTGAAAATGTACACAGTGTATTTTGGTCTGACATAGTAGGCTTCTATTATGACTGGAAAAAAGAACCTCTAGAGTTTTATTGGGAGAGAGAAAATAAACATTGGAATTTTTAATATGGCAAAGAAAAAAGCAATATTCAAGTTCAACGGTGGTCAGGGAGCACTGTTATGTAGTAAATGTAGTAAAATCATTAAAACAGGAAAACAGATGAGTAAAAAAGAAATCGCTGCTATGAAAGGTGAGCAGCACTTAGATGCACAATACTGTGAAGATTGTGGTGGTCAAAAGCCTGAACCCAAAATATTTTATTTGAAACGTGAAGAGGATAATAAACTTATTGCTGGTTTGAGTTATAAGTTTGTTGAATGGAACGAAAACGGTACGGGTAAAGATTTACATGATGAACCTAAAGAAGGTTACAGCTTTATTATGGACCCCAATCCTATTGACTTTACTTGGTTAACTACTCAAATTACTGAAATTCTCACAGACGATGAGAAACTCTTAAAGTTTAAAACCAAAAACTCCACGTATACACTGGAAAAATAAAACCAACCTTATGACAGACGAACAAATCCTCAAATATGGTGAAATTCAATATTTGAAAGGTCGTATTGATGAGCTTGAAAAAGCGGCAGCCGTTGTATTAAGTACACAATCTGTACGCAGAGTTGATGCTCGTTTAGATAAATACTATACCAAGCTTAGAGAAGCTGATGAAATATCATACTTCTTGCATTTTGTGGAATCTCAAAATGTTAGAATGAGTAAACAAAAAAGCAAAAGACATCTTCAAGAGTTACTAAAAGAAGTTATAGAACATGTAAGTGACATAGACTTAAAGATTAAAATTGCAGAACATATTTCAAAAGTAAGTGATGAGAGAAGCTAACCGTACCCGTAAGAATGAGATTCGATACAAAGTAGATCTGAATGAAGAACAAAAAGAAGTTAAAAGATTAATTCGTGAGAATCAAGTTGTGGTTATAACAGGTAGAGCCGGCTGCGGTAAATCGCTTGTATCTGCACAAACTGCTTTAGATTTCTTATTTAAAAAAGAAGCAGAGAGAATTTTAGTTACTCGTGCCACTATTGAAGTAGGAAACTCTCTTGGCTTTTTACCAGGTTCTCTAGATGAAAAGTTTAATCCTTATCTAGAAGCGTTTCAAGAAAACCTATTAAAATGTTACGATCGTCTGCGCATTGAAGAATTGATTAAGGACAAGGTTATTGAAGCCATGCCTGTACAGTTTATTCGTGGTAAAACAATCGATGACGTGCTAGTTGTAGAAGAAGCTCAGAACCTAAATAAATCTCAGATGCTAGCTATTCTCACTCGTCTCGGAAAGACTGGTAAAATCATTATCAATGGTGATAATGAGCAAAAGGATATCAAAGATGAGTACAATGGACTAAGCTACGTAATTGAACTTAGTAAAAAGATTGAAGAAATCAAATGGATCAAGCTAAAAGTTAACCACCGATCCGATTTGGTCGGAAAAATTCTAGACTATGAATACAAATGATGAAATAGAAAAAATTCGTGAGCTAAGGCAAAAGCTTGCTAAACAAATCGTAGACATTTATCCTAAGATGTTTACTTTTTGTGTAAGACTTAATTGTGAACCCGATCCTTATGAGGACTATGGTAAAGATATGGGTGTAGGTATTGGGTGGTATCCCATTATTAAAAAGCTTGTAGAGACCATTCACGAAAACGATACCCGTTTAAATCTAGAAAAAAATATAAATCATATTACCAAAGTCACACAAATTAAAGAGAAGTTCGGCGGTCTTCGGTTCTATGTAACAGCTACATCAGATGAAAACTGGGAAGCTATTAAGAAAGCTGAAGAAGAATCCTTTTTTACTTGCGAAGAATGTGGTTCTAAAGAAGATGTCGGCAGATGGAACGATGGATGGATACTTACTAAATGTAAGAAATGTGCAATAAAAGAATTTGAAAGCCGGCAATGGAAAGAGGGTGTAACTTTTGCTGATATATTCCAAACCTGGAATGATATTGAGCAAAACAAATACGATGACTAGCTTATAGCAAAGGACAGCGTCCATTTTAACCAACTAAGCTCGAGGTTGTAGTGGTAATATTTACCAACAACCTTGGGCTTTTTTGTTTTCTGGTCTACTACAACCTTAAAGTCTTCCTCATACCACAAAGTAAGTGCGGGTAAAATGAAGAAGTTGTTAAAGTTCGGCATCAGCGCGAAACGGTTAAAAATTATTTTCATGGTTACTTTGATTTAGGTAGGAACTCTTGTATAACTGAAGCAAATATGGACGTGTTTATTTCAAACTGTTTATGGTCCATAAAGAAATGGTAGTTGCCTTGCACCGAGGTGTCTGAAAACCTCGTCGCGGTAATCACCGCAATAGCCTCCATCACCTCATGACATATAATACTAAACGTATATGTAGGATCACTCTTTAGAAAGAGCGTGCCTATTACCATCTCATTACGGGAGAAGTCAAATGATCCGCCCGCCTCATCCTTTCTCTGTATTACAGTAAATGTATGAGAGAGGATCTTAATGTTTTTAGGGAATATAATTTTCATAAACTACATATATGTCCAGTTTATACACTAAAAAACTGGACAGGGTTTTAGTGCATGCACCAGGACTCGAACCTGGAACCCTCAGCTTAGAAGGCTGATGCTCTATCCAGTTGAGCTATGCGTGCATGTTACAAATATATACAAATTATTCTTTAGTTCTACATGTTTCACGTGGAACATCTACAATATGTAGAATTTACTACCCCCGTAGTTCTAACAGGAAAAAGACACCCCCCCCTATACGGTGCTCAGATGCATACAAGGGAGAAAGAGGGGGGAGGGATTATAATAACTATCCCAAGGTTCAAAAAAAACTGTACCCACCCCCGGTGTAATCCAGCATGAAAAAGCACTGAGTATGTATCACTGGTACATCATTTCGGGAGTCAGTATCCTTGCAAAGTCCCTGCGAGAAGCGTATCGCTACTTCAGAGACAACTGCAAGGAGAAAGGTGAGTAAGGATTACTCACGCCCGGCAGCAACACACAGGTGGTAGTAGTATGTAGTAAGTATATACTATTACCACCTTTTACATGCAAATACTCACCACCTTAAGTAATCAACTAAAACCCCTAAATATCACAGTTATGAAAAACCTCAAGCACTTCGTACTACCCGTACAAATTGTAGCACTCTTCGTGTTACCCGCAATGATGTTAACTATTATCATCAGCGCTATCGCAACTATGTTCGTCATCCTATCAGACCTTACG